AATACTAACGTGCAGAATGGTACTATTTTCTATGCTCAGACTCTTGAAATTGTTCTTAACAAATTGCAAGTAAATACCCGAAATGAGATTGTTCTTTTGGGAAAAAACAGACTTGCAGTAATTGCTACAGATAATAACGGGGAAAATTGGTTCTTGGGTGTAGGTAATGGTTTAGATCTTACAGGTGGAGGAAGTGCTTCAGGTACTGCTTTCGGTGATCGCTCAGGATACACTTTGACCTTCACAGGAAATGAGAAGGAACTTTGTCCAAAAGTGACTGCGGTTATTCCTATTACTTAATATTTGGTTTATAGGTTAGATGTGAAAGCACCCTCGATTCTGGGGGTGTTTTTTTTTGTGTACATACTACAGGGTTTTTGTATTTAAGGATATGATCGCAATACCACAGGGGGCTAATTCTTCTATTTATGTAACCCTTACAGATAAGAGGGAAACGAATAGCAATGTCTATATCTTTAAATTTAAGCATGAGGTAACCAATGAGCAAGTGACCTTGACCTTAACGGATATTAGCACATTCAAAGATCGTGTATCAAAATTTGCAATCACCACAGCAAACTTTGAAAATAGAACAATTGGCTTCTGGAGATACTATGTGACCCAATCAGGAAGCGGTGCTGAAATTATCGCCACGGGAAAAATGCAATTGACGGCACCTAACTTAAGCACAGCCGGGGTGATAAGATATAACGGTTATAATGGTGACTATAAAACCTATACCACAACATGATAAAATTCCTAAAATTTGATGAAGTGCCTTTGCCTATTTACAAGGAAGTAAAAGGGAAAGATTACATTTTTTATGGGGAAAAAAATGACTACCCAAACTACCTGCTGAGGATCTACAATAATAGCGCAAAGCATAACGCAATTGTAACCGGGAAGGTAGATTACATCTGTGGAAACGGATGGACGGTTAAGGCTGAAGATGAAATGCAGAAGGCGAAAGCTTTCGGGATTATTGACAAGGTAAACAGAAAAGAAGAAAGCCTAAATGAAGTAACAAATAAGCTTGTCACGGACTTAACTATCTTCGGGGGATATTACCTTCAGGTGATATGGACAAAGGCCACAGGCGAGATCGCAGAACTTTATCACGTAGATTACTACAAGGTTAGAACGAACGCAGATAATAGCGAATTTTATGTCTCTGACAATTGGATCAAGAACGATAACGTAAACCCTAGACCAGACTACGAAACCTACCCGGCATTTGATCCCAACAATCCAACAGGATCGCAGATACTTTACTTTAAAGAATATCGTGCAGGGGTAAATACCTATTCCCTTCCAGATTACCGGGGTGCAATTAGCTACATTGAACTTGATATCAGCATAGGTGAGTACCACCTGAACACGATCAATAACGGCATGTTCTCAAGTAAGCTAATTAACCTTAACGGGGGCAAGGTAAGCCAAGAGGAAGAAGATAGAATCGAGCGACAATTCCAGAATAAATTCAGCGGATCTAAAAACGCAGGTAAATTTATGCTTGCATTCAATGATAGTAAGGAAAATGAGCCTTCTATAATTGACCTATCCGGTACTGAACTTGATAAGCATTTCGACCTTTTAAATTTGACTGTTCAGCAGGAGATTTTTAGCGGTCACAAAATCACTTCTCCCCTTTTATTCGGAATAAAAACAGAAGGCCAACTCGGAGGAAGATCTGAAATGCGTGAAGCTTATCAGCTATTCCAGAACACCTATGTAAACGCAAAGCAGCGGGCACTTGAGGAAGTGGTTAACTACCTTTTTAAGTTTAACGATTTAATGGCTAAGCTAGAATTAAAACCTACAGAGCCTATTTCTTTTGAATTCTCAGAGGCGATTATCTCAGCCAACATGACTCAGGATGAAATCCGTGAGAAACTAGGCCTTGCACCAATTGAGAAGAAAGAATCAGCAGGAACTCAGGACATCATCAACTCATTAAACAGCCTTTCCCCTTTGATCGCTACCAAGGTAGTAGAAAGCATGGATGTAAACGAACTCCGAAGCTTGATCGGATTGCCTTCAAGAGCAGACATCGTGACCCCTGAGAACATAGGACAGGAACCTGCCCCTGTAGAAACTTTGCATTTATCGTGCAGCCACACTCAAAAAGACGATGAAATTCTAAGCTTGTTTGAAGGCAAAGGAATATCCAAAGATGGTTTTAAAATTATTGAAACTTCTAAGATGACCTTTTCAAGCATGGATGAATTTGTAAAGCAAGATCTCTTCGCTGAGTATATGCTAAATGAAGTGCAAAGAAAAATCATCACTCAGATTCAAAGAAATGAGAACGTAACTATTCCACAAATCGCTAAGGCGGTAGGTATAGATGAAGCTTCTGTGATTTCAAGAATCAACACCTTGATAGATGATCAGGTGCTAGTAGAAAAAATCAGCCGTGAAGGATTGATTACTAGATCCGTGACCCGTACAGGTGAGGCAGCTATCAAGAGACTTCAGCCTGTAACTTCTTTTAAGGTGCTATACAGCTATGAAGAAAGAACAGGCATCCCTGATCTAAAAGAAGGATCTAAGTCTAGGCCATTGTGCGAAAAATTATTTAATTCTGACGGTAAAGGCAAAAGCCTTTTGTTTACCCGTGAAGAAATCCAAAATATTTCTAACCAACTAGGCTATTCAGTATTTCAACTTTGTGGTGGGTGGTATAGAAGACCGGGAACCAACATCGTGACTCCTTATTGCCGTCACGAGTGGAAAAGAAATGTAGTAGTAGAAAAGACATCACGATGAGCGCAAATGTATTAATGATTTCGGAACAGTCCTTCAAGGATTTCACCGTAGCTAGCAACAATATTGATCTAAAGAATGTGACTCAAGTCATCAAAATGACTCAGGATAGGTACATCCATCCGATCTGTGGGACTGCGCTTTATGATAAGATCCTTTCTTTGATCGTAGCAGGTACGATTACAAGCGGAGGGAATGCAGTCTATAAAACTTTGCTAGATAGCTACCTGACTGACACCCTATTTAACTACGTGTTGGGTGAATTGCCTATGGCCATGCAGTACAAGTTCGTAAATAAGGGAGTAGTAAAACGCAAAAGCGAGAACATCACAGAGCCTACTTTTGCAGAACTTCAAAGCATCAGCCAATACTACAAGGGATATGCTGAATGGTATGCGGAAAGATCTATAAATTACCTTTGTGCTAATTCTACTTTATATCCTGAGTACTTAAATCCGGGCAGCGATGTTACTACGATCCAACCTGTGAGCAATCAATACAAGGTAGCTATCAATTTAGGCCGTGGGGACTATGAAGATTACAGGCCATATTCTGAAAGATACCAAGGCAATCGCTATAAAAAACCATTCTAAAAATGGCTTACTCGAAAAACGAAAAGAAACTAAAAGAATTCTTATCCAAACAAGATGACCCTAGCAAATCTAGTAGCAAAACTAAAAGCAATCCAAGAAGCACATCCGATGATTCGGACGTTCGGCGAGGGTGATATTTATGACTACACAGATAACGGGGGTGAAATTGTTTACCCTGTTTTTTGGACGGTTGTAAGACCTTCGCAATATTCAAATACTACTATGCGATATCGCTTAGTTCTTTTGTTTGCGGATCTCTTGACTGAAGATAAAAGCAACAGGCTTCAGGTTCAAAGCGATCAGCTTCTTGTAGCCTTGGATGTTTTGGCAAAGTTGAAGCTAGATAACACCTATTCATTTAATACCCCTGCGCAGGCTTCTGTAGAATTCTTTCAGGAACGCTTTGATGACTTTGCAGCTGGGGTAAGTATTGATATTGAAATCACCGCACCTATTCCTTTAAACCTTTGTCAAGTTCCAACCAACTAAAGAGATGAATGTATTAAAAAGCGATGAACTAGGAGTGCCGTCTACCTTCTTGGCAATGTTTGCAAATGTTACTGCAATGGCAGGACTCCAATTTGTTAATGTAGTTTTTACTTCTGTGATTTCTATTTTGTCAATCATTTATTTGGTTTATAAAATACGGCACGAAATAAAGAAAAGCAATGGCAAAGGCTAAGGCAGTAGCACAGATCAAGGTAACCTTTGGAACAAGAAGAAAAGGGAAGGCAAAAAAAAGATATTCAAAAGCATTGAACAAACCTAAAAAATACAGGGGGCAAGGAAGATGAAAAACTTCTTTACATGGGCAAAAGGATTCCTGTCTGAAGGCGGTGAGGCTTCTAGTAAAAGGCTTGTGGGTGTACTAAGCGGAGTGACTTTATGCTGTGCCTTATTTTTAAACCAAAACGAACCC